CATCTTTTCAAAGTCCATACGAGCTTTCTTACGCGCTTCACCATTTAATTGAGCACCTTTAAGCTTGATAATTCCACTTGAAAAGCCATCACGGAAAAACTTAATCAAGGTATTCAATCCGCCATCTTGCAGGCTGATTTCATCCCCAAGGGAAAGTAACGGAGAACGTCCTAAGATAGTGTCGTGACTAAAGAATTTCCAATGGATAACATCTTCTGCATCACATACAATCTCCTTACCGTTCAAACGGTCACGAAAAGTGTAAATCAATTCATGGTCATTGGTTTCTTCGACAGTCGTTTCAGACGGTCTAAAGAATTGAAATTCTAACGGTTTGCCACTAATTGGATCACGTAGAATACGAGAGAATGAATTACCAGTCAAGATAGTGTTGACGGTCATTGCAAACTTCCATTGTCTAGCTGATGTATTGCTTGTGGATTTAACATTCAAAAGATAGTTCATATCTTCATCTTGTTCGATATTACCCATTAAATCCTTTTTCAATAATGGGAAACGAGCAACATCACCAGCTATGATAGACACTGCAGTCAAGACATCACTGTTCTTTAAAGCAGATATACCAGTATATTCAGGACTTGAATTACCAGAGATTACCGAAGAGACATAATCGTCATAAGATAGTTTTGACGACCCTAAAGATTGAAAAAAAGTCATTTATTTTCTCACCTCCTTTCTGTTTTTGGGTACAAAAAAACCGCCTCGATTTCGATGCGGTTAGGGCATAATTAGATAAATAATAGTCTAAAGGTTTCACGGCCTTTAGGTGTAATGAGTGTCTGTGTTCCAGACCATTGTGTTTTTTCGTTGAGTGTTTCCTTGACCTCAAACAAACCATCATTTTTATTGGCTGTTGGTTGGAGCTTGCCTTTCTTATCTCGATAGATGTATTTTTTCTCCATCAAGAAGTCAATAAACTTACGTTCTTTGATTTTTAATTGTTTTGCTGTTTCTCGGAAGCTGGTCAGTAAGTTTCTATCTACTAGTTCATCGAAATAGTCTGCTTTCGGTTTCATTATGGTATTTTCAACGGAAAGTACAGCTTTTTCAGCTTCCAAGTTTTTAATGACTGCTTCTTTTTCTTTCAGTTGATTACCAGCCATAAGGAGCAGGTCTGCTAAAGCTTGTTTGTTGTGTGTGATATTATAAGCCACTTGGTCGGTCATATAAGCGCCATGCTTACGAATAGAGGGCAGCACTTCGCTAGTGACCCAATCAGCAAATTTCTCTGCTTCTGGTTTGCGAGATTGAAAAACAAGTTTATAGAAATTAGCTTCGTTGATGAAGTTGGCTTGTTGAGTTCGTCCTAGACTGTCGGTGAGGTCGGTAGTAACGACCCCATCCTTATTTAACCGTTTTAGTGCGTCGTTGTGATTTTTAATTTCCAAAACCTGACAGCAATCTTTCAAATTAAAATAAATTTCTTGATTAACTTCTGCCGTTCTTACTTCTCCGAATTGTTCATTTTTAAAAATTTGTAGTTCCATTTTTATGCCCCTTTAATATAATTACCAATAATAGTACGATGTTCATCTTTAAGACTATCCAGCCTGTACATGATAAGATTTAGCAAGGCAAAGTGCTGACCATGTGCTGCAATTAAATCATGATAAGACCAATAATCATCAAATTTAGGTGCTGTCGACAGCCATTCATGTATAATTTCAAGGCTTTCTCTAATTTCAGTGGTACTGGCCACTAATTCTTCGTAACTGTCTAAAAGTTCAATTTTTGCCATAATAAAAACTCCTTTGCGGTATGACAAAGAAGCTCTTTTCTGATATAATGATTTCAGAAAGAGTTTCTTTCGTGCGATAGCTTAGAACCATCTGATTGGCGTTAGTGGGTTCTAGGCTATTTTTGTTTATTTAATTCTTGATATAACTTGTCAATACCCTTTCGGATAACACTAGATTTCGTGCTATCCGTTTTTTTTGCAATTTCTTCAAGTTTATCAACCGTTTCGTCATCAACTCGAACTCGCAACATGGTATTTTTAGGCTTATCTTTGAATTGTTCTTTTCGTGCAAGCAATTTGCTCACCTCCTTTTTGTTGCTACAATGTCAGTATATAACTTTGTAGCAACAAAGTCAAGAGGTTTTTTGAAAAAAGCACTCAATTTTCTTGAATGCTATTTCTTCCTAATTCTTAACTCTATATCGTAACGTATCGGATAACTTGTATCACCATCAAAAGAACCTCCTGTTCCTATGACTTCGCCTTCGATAATATATTTATCATTATCTATGTATTTTTTTAAACCTTTGTTATGGCGCCTATCAATATAACCTACAAAATAACCCTCTACCATTACTTTTATTGCATTCTCATCTGCTTGATTAGTTGGTTCCGGAACAAGTTTAAAATTCTTTGTTGTTACTATTTCATGGTAAAACATATCATCTTCATCTTCTGGGATACCAGCTAATTTACGAAACGGGACCTCTCCTTCTTCTCGGTATTTAGTCCCCTTTACAAATAATCTGCGTCCATAAACATAGTCTTTTTCTATTTCCTCTTCAAGCTTACCCAACCACTGTTGTATCTCAGATTTTTTATTTAATAACGGTTGAATCTTAAAGCTATAGTCTCTTGCCCCAAACAAAAGAGCAAAGAAACCTTTTTTACTCTCTTTTACAAGTTGGTCGACTTCTTGATCAATCTCTTCTATCTGGTTTCTGTAATCAGATATTCTTTCCAGCAACTGAGTTTTGTATGATTTTGGCATAAATATCCCTCCTATTTGAAGGATATTATATCCCATTCATTTTGTTTTATCAATATATACCCCTAAAAGGCATAAAATAACTCCGGTAGAAATATAACCCACAATCTCCCCAATCAAGAACAAACCGTAAATCAAAAACATTAAACCGATTAACAATAAAATCGTGTGGATATGTTCCAGTATCTTCAAAATAGCGAACCTCCTTCCAAGATTTTCTCGTTTGTCCAATAACCGCTTCCGTCAAATGGTTCTAAATAACAAGCGGCATAAGCATCTAATAATGCATCCAGAGGGTCAATTTTATTACTGTTTTTGTTTTTATCAATCCTCATACCGTTATTATCAACTCTGGTATATGCATTATTGATTGCCATTGTTAACAACTGATTACCACTATGCTTGATTTTGCCTTGACGGACATCATCACGAAACTGTTTCGTAGGCATATTCAAGACCATGGTGGTTTGTGGTATCTGAACAAGTGGCCATTCTGGATGTCGCTTTTCTATCATAGTTAATAGTGAACCGAATTGATAAGGGTCAAAGAAAATACCTTGTAACTCCCAATCGTTCCCGTATACCATTTCTTCAATCTTCTCAAGAACACGCTCATCATCGATAACACCACTTTCAAGAGTGGTAATCTCACATTCGCCCATTCGTTCCAAATTGGTATAAGAAACACCGTCTCGTTTTTCTTTTGCTATCAAGCCATATTTAGTGGCCACAAAAGAAAAGCTATCTGCATACCAATAATCATCCATCATGACCATTGGAGAGATAGAGAATAAGTCACTAGACCTACCAACATCGACACCTAACCAAACTCTACGCTTTTTGGTGTCAGGTTTATCAATCTTAGCTTTCGCCCAGCTTTCTTTATCCATGTAAGATTCTTCTGATGATTGCCGCCACATGTTGAAGTTTTTTACCAGGACTTCATTTACTGTTCCAGTTTCAAGTGATACCTTTCTACGTTTTCGTAGGTAGTCCATCATCTTTTTACGTAGCGCTTTGACTTCAAGAATTGGATTTGATTTTATCCAGTTGGCTTCATCTGCAATCTCCTCTTCGTTGTCTTGTTCGGCGATGAATGCAAAGTATTCTTCGTTCTCAACTTCTCCATCAAGGACTTTCTCGATATACGGATATTCAATTGTATGCATTGGCACATTCAAATCCATACCAGCTGTTGAGATAATCAAAATCAACGGATTATCCAATTGCCCTTGACCAGATTCCAGCAATTCAATCATTTCATTCGTTTTAGATGCTGCAAACTCATCCAAAATACCAACATACGGTTCAAAACCATCGACTGCTCCAGTCTCACGACTTAACGCTCGCACGTAGCTTTCATCATTCAAGTTACGGAGTTCATCTCTGACTATCTTCGTAGCTTTTCTGATATCTTCGTTTTTCGTCCTAAGAGCATCCAACTGCTTACGAATCATATCATAAGCGATACGGGCCTGAGAACGGTCATTTGCCGTACAAAATAACTGACGGCTCATCGCAGGGTTGCGACCAAACAAAAACTCATATAAGGCAATACCTGCGACTAAGATTGTCTTACCATTCTTTCTAGCAAGACTGATTAAAGCTTTTTTAAATCGCCTGATAGATGTATCGGACTTTTTTCGCCAACCGTACAAACTCGATAAAATGAATTTTTGAAAGTCGGCCAGTGGATATGGTTTACCAGTTTTGACATCTGGGAGCATTTCAATGAAATCTATCGGATTTTTTGCTTTGTCAGGTAAGTAAATATATGGAAAATCTTCATCATCCATACGCTTCAAATCTCTTAAATGTCGCTTGCAAGCTTTTATAACTTTCTTGCTAGCTATAATTTCTCCACTTACGACTCTTGAAGCGTACTGATAAGCTATGTCTTCCACACAATCACCTCCTAACTACCAAATTTATCGAAAATACTCTCTTTCTTTTCTTCTACTTGTGGAACATACAATTTCATACGACTGTCAACCGTCAAACCTAACTGCGATGCAGCCTTCATTAAGTTAGTTGTAGCACGTTCTAAGCTATATAACATTTTGTTAGGGAGAATCTTCCCGCTCTCCGTTTCGTACACATACCCTTCTTTTTGTATTCCACGAGATATCTCTTTATAGACTGCATACCAGGTACAGTAGCTTTCTAGAACCGCCCTATCTAGATTTCTAAGGGGTAGCTTTCTTAAATCCTCAATGACTCGTTTGTACTCAGCTTTAGCAATCGGATCAAAGTGTTTTGGAGGCGTTAGTTGCAATGCATCCAAACCGTCCGAAGCCTTCTCCTGCATGGTTTTTCTTACTACCTTTTCTTCTTTAGTTAGATGTTTTTTAGTCGTTTCAACAATCTTCATTTTTCGACCCATTTTTTACCTCCTTTACACGAAATTTTACAGCTATCATAGTTTTAAAAAGGGAATTTTTTGCACAGAACAGGGCAGCGTTCTAGAATCCGAACGATATATACCCCCGTTCTAAATAATAGGGGGCATTTCCGTACATTTCGCCGTGTATTTCCGACCGATTCTCCCTTATAAAATCTGTTTTTGTTCGCTTTTTGATATCTATTTCTGTTATTTACTACACAATCAATAAGAATACTTCTCTTTGATTGCTTTCTTGTCATTACATTTCTTACAACTTGCTTGAAGATTACTTCGATCTAATCGCTTTGACCAATCTTTTTTCACGCTAACGATATGGTCGGTCATAGTTGCTTCTTCACCACACATTGCGCAGACATAATCAGCTTCAAGCAAGACTTGTTGACTCGTTCGCTTCCAGATAGATGAATTGTAAAATCTCTTAACATCCTTGTCGTATTTCCAGCGAGTACGATTATACTCAGTATATTCCTCGTTGCGTTTATCAAAATCCACCGATCTTCTTTTGCCGTTTAGAATTGTAAGTTTTTGTGGCTTCATCATTCCCTTTCTTTTATCCGCGATTCAGACATAACAAAAAGCCACACGTTTGTGTGACCCATTGTAAGACCTCTCACAGACTTTGCAGGAATCGAACCCGCGATAACAGATTTGGAGTCTGTTGTGTTACCACTACACTAAAAATCTAAATAACGGTACCAGGTGTTGAACTAAATAATACAAAGAGGAAATCACCAGCTTTTCGCCCTGATACCGTTAAACATTAAAGGAGTCATCAGTCCGCTTTACCGTACTTGCTGACAATACCATAATATCACTTTAAAAGTTCACTTTAGTTCACTTTGTTCACATTTTTTAGATAAATTCTCAAAAGCTGACTTTCTGATTTTTTGAATAGCCCCTTTACTGTATTTTAGCTTAGCCCCTACTTCATTCCATGTCATACCATCGATATAAAACAACCGCATTACGATATTTTCTACCGGATCGTCTAGCGATTCGATTGCTTGAACCAACTCATCGCGCTCTTTATATAAAACTTGAATTTCTTGATAGAGCTTTTCCGTTTTATCAATAATCAGAATATTTAATTCTTCAGATTGGTTTTTGTTATTCTTCGACTTTGGCATATTATTAAACTGCTGTCCTCGTAAGATGCTCGATTTCAGGCTGATGATTTCCTGGTGTTTCGACTTCGCTTTGATATCGATGTACTGTAAGGCCTTTAGTCGTTGTTTGATATTGATCATCAATCGCCCACCTCCAAAAGTTCTGGATTTTCGTAGATGTTGCCTATGATTTCCTCTGCTTTCGTCCACGCATATCCTTCACTCAATCCTTTTAGATATATAGCAGGCATTCCGCCTATGAATGTGC